CAAAAGTTCATTACAACCCATATTCAGGTATCCCATAAGTGATTGAAAAGATTGAATTTTTCGGCCAACAATTTTGAGTACTTATAGGTACTTATATAGGTCCGCTTCGGTCATAACTTGGTAACGCATTGAAATCATTGAATTTTTGACGCTGCAAAAATACCGCTAATCTTAACATGGAAAAGTGTGGGAAAATATGAAGGGTAAGCAAGCCTACAATAGGTCCGCGTTTGTACCATCTATTGGTGGTCTCCCCGGCACGCGTCCTCCGCCCCCCGACTACATAGAGAACCCGGAGGAGCGAGAGGTATGGAGAACGATTGTTGACCGTATGCCGCCAAATTGGTTTACGGCGGAGACCTTCCCGGTTCTTACAGAGCTTTGTTCGGCTACGGTTACAGCACGTAAGTTGAACGTCGAAGTAGCTATGATGAGGGGGCAGAGAAGGACAGAGGGGCTTAGTTTAGGGCTGTTTATGCGAGTGACGAGCTTGAAGAACAGGACCTCTGCGCTGGTCGCTAGCCTGTCTTCGAAGCTCCGTCTAACTCAGCAAAGTCGAATGAACTCAGAGCAGGCTAAATCATATGCCGAAAAGAGCAGTAGCAGCGCCAAGCCTTGGCAGGTCAGTGATCCACTGGATTCAAAGCATATGCTACGTTCCGGAAGGAAGGCTGATTGGGAGCCTAATTGAGCTAGCGGATTGGCAGCAGGAGAACATCCTTAAAATTTACGACAATCCGCACAAGACTCGGCGTGCCATCCTAAGCTTCGGACGTAAGAACGGGAAGACCTCGCTGGCGGCCTGTTTAATGCTCGCGCATCTTTGCGGTCCTTGTCGGAAGCCGAATGCGCAAATGTTCTCGTCGGCGCAAAGTAGAGATCAAGCCTCACTAATCTTCCATCTCGCCGCGAAAATGGTACGTATGTCTCCGATCCTGTCGGAGGCGATTCAAATAAAGGAAGGCTCGAAGGAGCTAGTGTGCCCCGAACTCGGAACGGTGTACCGCGCGCTCTCAGCGGAAGCCACGACAGCCTTCGGCCTATCTCCATCGTTTATCATTCATGACGAACTCGGCCAAGTTAAGGGTCCGCGCTACCGGCTTTACGAAGCGCTCGAAACTGCGACCGGCGCGCAGCTTAGTCCACTTTCTATCATTATTTCGACTCAGGCTCCTACGGAAGCTGACTTACTATCTATCCTAATTGACGACGCCTTAGGTGGAGAGGACCCGCGTACAATCGTCTCGCTCTATACTGCGCCTACTGAATTAGACCCGTTCGCGGAGGACACTATACGCCTCGCTAATCCAGCGATGGGGAATTTTCTTAATCCTATCGAGATTATGGCGATGGCGGAGGACGCGCGGCGAATGCCGGCACGCGAGGCGGAGTTCCGGAATCTAATTCTTAATCAGCGGGTCGATCCGTCTAATCCATTTATCGATGCTACGAGTTGGCAGGGGTGTTCCGCGTTCCCTGCCGAGCTAGACAATCTAACTCCGATCTATGGCGGGCTCGATCTTAGCGCGGTGCGCGATCTTACGGCGCTGGTCCTTATCGGTAAGGTGGACGGCGTTTGGCAAGTGTTACCGTTCTTTTGGCTTCCCGGCGAGGGAATTGATATTAAAAGCCGGGAGGACCGGTTACCTTACGATATGTGGGCGAAGAAGGGATATCTCCGGTTAACGCCTGGGCCTACTGTTACATATAAGTATGTCGCTCAAGAAATTAAGGAAATGTTCGAGCGCTACAATATTCGTAAAATCGGCTTCGATCGATGGGCTATGGGCCAACTGAAGCCTTGGTTACTCGAAGCAGGCTTATCGGAAAAGATGTTAGAAGAGAAGTTTATGGACTTCGGGCAAGGAACGAAATCAATGACCCCGGCGCTCCGCGCGTTACAAGAAGTAATCGCGGAAAAGAAAATGGCGCACGGGAATAATCCCGTCCTAACAATGTGCGCGGCGAATGCGACTGTAGAGGGAACGGAGGGCAACCGGAAGCTCTCGAAGATGCGCAGCCGAGGACGGATCGACGGAATGGTAGCGCTGGCGATGGCGATTGGGGTCGCGCCGCTGTCGGTGGGTAAGATCGACTTGGATACATTAATTGCATGAAGGATAGCTGGCTATTTTGGTTTTGGTTAGGTGTCTTGGTAGCAGCAGCTTTGGTAATCTTTATTATTGCTTTCACGGCGTTTAGCGCCTAGCGGGAGAGTGGCGCGTTTAACAAATAACTTCTCGCAGTCGGTGCGTTCGGGTTTTCCGGGCTTCCTGTATCGTTCCGGGAGCCTGCTTTCGCTCGGACGTGAGCCGATGGGCGAGGGACGGTCCTCTCGCTCCCTCGCTCTTTAAAATTGAAAGGTGGTTCTCATGTTATATGTAGAACGCGAAGACCACCACCATATCGATTTAGCGTTAGCTTATCAGCGCGCTGACGATCTAACCCACGCTATGCGTGAGATCGACCTCGCGTTAGCGATCCGCGAAACGCCGCAAGCGCGGGCGATCCGCGCTCAACTTTTACTTTGCTTTGGTAGGTATGGGGAAGGATTTATAGATTTCCAAAGCCGGTGGGCACTTTATGGTAATTTGGTAACTCCCGCCGGTTCGGCCGCGTTAACTAAGTTTAGACGTTGGCGCGGAGAAAGTTTAACCGATAAACATATTGTGTTAGTTCATGAATTAGGTTTCGGCGATACTATTATGGTACTTAGATATGTACATCTTTTGAAAAACATGGGAGCTAGGATTACGCTGTTATTGCCGCCTCCGCTGTTACGCTTAGGCGCTCAATTAGCTCCGGCGACGGACGGAGTTCCCGGAGAAGCGGACTTCGTTTCGACGCTATTCGATTTACCTTCGCTATTAGATACGCGTCCGGGTACAGTTCCGCCGCGACCATTTCTTAATTCGGATGATCCGAAGCAATGGGCTTCAGTTTTACCAGCTAAACCTTTAATTGGTATCGCTTGGTCCTCTGCCAGATTAAAGATGGAAGGCGATATAGTTCGCGATATCCCGCTCGGTCAACTACTCGATTTAGTTAATCTCTCTCATTTTTATACGTTTGTTAGTTTGCAAATTCACGATAAGGATATAGCAGCGTCGCTAGGCGTTCTTACTCCGAATTATAAAGATTTTCTCGATGTAGTTAACGTCTCGGCACTTTGCGACGCTGTTATAGCTATTGATACGGCAGCGTTACATGTGGCCGCTTCGATAGGTCATTGTAAAGTGTTCGCGCTACTTCCTTTCATTTGTTCCTGGCGGTGGAGGAATGGTAATCCTTGGTATCCTAAGGTTAAACTTTGTCGGCAGGTAAAGAGCGGAGACTGGAATAGCGCATGGCGAAGTTCTTTGGTATAGACCTTCATCCGATGTATATCGACGGATTACATGGGATCGCGAGTTGGCGCGATATCTCCATAGAGAAGCTGTTAATCGAAGTCGCGGCTAAATATCCGTTGGATATTCCGGGCGGATGCCGGATTATGGTTAAGGAGTTCTACGCGGAACCTAACCATGTAGGTAGCCGTCAGGTTCAGCGCGCCCACCAGCGTCGCGTCGCCGAGATAGGCGACGAGAACCATAATGTTAAGCGGCCGGTTCCGCGTAAGGGTCCGGGTCCGGTTCCGAGAAACCTTCTGTACCCTCACTATCATCCTAAATGACCCATGGCGTTTACTCCAATGAATTGCGCGTTCGGGGAAGCTCCCCCGATCGCGTTTTCTGTCGCGAATACTATCAATATTTCGCCGCCAGATGATAGCGCGGATACTAATCGGGTTAGCGTTAGCGGTAGCGGATATATCTACGGATTGGGTCCGGGACCTACCGACGAGGACGGAGTTCCCTGGTACGTTACGAAGCTCGTTCATTTTATTCCAGTGGGCCCAAGTAATCCGATTATTTTAGTACAAAGCTCCGGGCTTAATTTACTTGGAGGTGCCTCGCGTACTATTTCGACACCTTCGATTTGTAAATTCTACTACGATAGTTTGGCTTGGCATGAAGAAAGCTATACGGATTTAACGGTACAAAATCCTGGAGGCGGAGGAGGTCCCGCTGGACCTCCGGGACCAACAGGCCCCCAGGGTCCGCAGGGTCCGCAGGGATCA